GTCGCAATGTGTTCGGGTCACCCGTTCTCGATCTACGAGACAGGCCTTGGGTCTCCGGGCAGATGAACAACCTCGCACCAGCTGAAAAGGTCCAAGTCGGACCCGGGTTGGGTATCGACCCATCTATACCAGCTGTGGGGGGGTTCCAGCAGGTGTATAGGGTTTTGCCCAATAATGTCGGGGCCTACAGGCTCACACAGTTGCCGGGCAGGTCTGGACCGGCTGCCGACATAACCGGAGGAGCCCCGGGTATAGTGGGACAACTCGGAAACAACAGGCCCGAAAAGACTGCATTCTTGCCAGACAGGCGTGCTCCTATCCCTTCCAGAGGTCAGGGGCAAGGTGGGGCGCTCACAGGAGTCGAGGTTCGCGCGAGTTATGAAAAAGGCAAGAGGACGACCAACAGGTCAGAGACCGGTCTCAGGAACGATTCGCTTAGCACAGCCCCCGCCAAGAGTTTCATTTCCGCATTCCAGTTGCCACAGGATCCCACGAGAAACAAGGGGGACCTCAACGATGGTCAATTCCAACATGTCAACAATCCTGCACCGGGTATTCACAGCTTTGTGGGAGCCTATGGCGTAACCGCAAACGATCTGAGACCCTCCGACAAAAGGGGCCAGGCAGACAGACCCGGTAACGCTGGTCGCATGAATGTCAGGGCGAGCGCAATCAACCAGGGCGGTCTTCTCACACAGGTTCGCGCAGAGTCTGACGCGGCCCCCATCCCTTCACGGAACGGTGGGTGGACTCAGCAATATGTCCCAATCGGTTTCCAAGACACGAACGACAAGAAGGGCAACCTGAACCCTTATGCATCCAACCACAGTCTCGGCATGGCTGCAAGACAGCTCAACGAAAACCCTCTCGCACACACTCTTGCAGTGGCAAATTAAACAACAGTATTTTTTTATTATGAGTTTTTAATGAAGGTGGTAACACTAGATGTGGATAGTGGAGAAAGAGACCCTACACTGTATCCAAATCCAAATGACTATACCATTAAACTCAGTAAAACACTTTACGGTGTTACAAATTTGAAAATAATCGGAGCCAGGATTCCAAACTGTCAAAATCTTATAAATACCGGAAACAAACAGTTTCAGTTGGACAATCAAACTTATGTTTTACAGGAGGGGACTTATTTGACTGGTGAAGATTTGGCTTCAAATGTTCAAACAACTCTGGCGGGATCAAATGTTTCACAAGTCACCTTTGACTCGAGAAACAAGACTCTGCTATTTTCAAACTGTGGGGTCGGTAATAATGTCTTTTCTTTCAAATTCTTTAGTGGTTCGAACGGGTACTCGACACAGAGTTTGGTTGGTCCTCCAGCCTCCATCTTGGGATTTAACGGTTCGGACATAGGAGTCTCGGCTGGTTCAAATGTTTTGACTTCAAATGTCATAGACTTGGACGGACCAACTTCACTCTTTGTTAGAATAAGCTGTCGGGGTGACGACTTTAATAAAGAAGTCTATGTGAATGGTGGGACATTTTCATTCAGTAACACACCTGGGCAATCTTCAAATGTGTCAGCCATACCACCAAAATATGTAGGTCGAATAATCCTAAAAAATCTCGGACAGATTACACAGTACAACACACAAGACACTCTCATAGAATATGAAGTTCCAAATTTAAACATTGACGAACTCCACCTGAGATATTACTGGAACAACGGGAACAAGCTTATACCATATGATTTTGGAAAACGAAATCATATAATAAAGTTTGAGGTCACATGTGAGAATGATAGGTTATCTAAAGTGTATGACGAAAGTCCAGTTGACGAGTTACCACCTCCTGTTGATCCACCGCCAGAGACTTTTCGAAGAGATACACTTTTAATTATAGCTGTTGCATTTGTGTTACTACTTGGACTGTTTATCTTGCTCCGGTAACGGCGTAAGTCGGGGGCTGGGGTGCGACAACCTTCTTGGAGACCCTTGAGAGGATGAGGTAGACGATGACGGCCAAGAGCGTGGTCAGGATGGCGGTGAGGAACACATAGGCAGCCCCGTTCTTGGGTGTCTTCACGACGCTGGCGAGAAGAAAGCGAACGGCATCCATCCAAGCGATGGCAGAGGCAAAGCTAAAACCAGCGACAACTGCGTTGAGGGACTGGGACTCGAGTTGAGCAGAAATTGTTGCAAGGGTATCCATTTATTATCTTGAAATATTTTTTTTATAAAATCAACTCCTCTTCCTCGAGGATGACTTTATAAACCTTTTTAGTTTGCAAGAGTTTATAGTACCCCATCTTTGAATCATCTTCGTCACTTTCTCCTGAAGAAGATGAAGTCTCCGAGTCTGACCAATTGGCTAATTGTTTCTGATCAGTCTTCCACCCTGGTGGAGAGAAAGGGTCCATTATTTTTTTATTCTATTTTATCTATGGCAGCTTTCAACATCTTGTCAAGAGGACTGAATGGCTCCCACTGGTCCCATTCATCATAGGCCTTGTTGACGGCGTTTAGCATTTCATTATCGCCTGCATATCTTGTAAAGGGTTCGTCATCCTCATCAACCTCTTCGATAGAGTCTGAATCCGAATCGTCTGAGTCGCTGTCATCGTCAACTCCCTGCAACTCTGGGAACATTGTCCCAATTTGTTTGCCTGCAATATGCTGGGCACAATATCTCATCCCATACTTTACATCGACTGCTGTCACGGTGTTTCTACCACACGCCTTTGCGTATGATGACCCCGCTATCATGGCACCTTCTATAACAGGTGTGAGCATTTCGATTGCTGTATTCACTATCTCTTCCTCCATTTTTATTTGTTATATGAAATTATTATCGTTAAATAGAATACCCGCAAGACCAGAGTTCACTCTGAGAATGTTATAGTTTACGGCGTATATGCGAACCTCTCTTTTCTTAGTAGACTCTGTCGTTTTTAGATCAACGAGTTTTGAGAGTATTCGACTCATATTGACTTGACCAGTCGGAAAAGCCTCTTCTGGCTTTAGGGCAAAGCTATAGTTGTAAAAGTACCGACTGGGTGCCTTTGTGTGTCTCAACATTGGCTGAACAAATCGAAGAAACAGAGCATTTGCGATATCTTTCGAAAGTCTTGTTTCACCATTAAAAGTCAGCTCGAGAGAACTGAGTTGATCTGAACCAGTGTCAGTATTTTTGAAATTGAAGAGGTCATTCTGAACCGAGTCATCCTGTATGACTATATAAAGTTCCTTGACGGGGTTTACAAACTGTAGTAACATCTGTGCTTCAGTCACACCTGGTTCCATGGTGAAACGAGAAACCTGTAACTGTGACACGACATAATCAAACTGTTTTGACTTCATATATGCAATCTCTTCATCTGATAGAAAGACGTATTCCACAGGCATTGATATCTTTGTGATGGAGCCCACAACATCGGAAGGAGCCGGTGTGCTCGGGTTAGAAACATTCACAACAAGCTGACTGAGAGGTCTGAACTTGAGTCTCACTTGAACCTCTTGCTTGTCGATTGCTGTGAGAGGTATAGACAGGGACTCATTCTTGTAAAAATAAAAAGACAGAGGAACTATGAAGAGTCGTGTGTACCCATTGGCGACCGTTGCTGCTCCGAGTCCATTGACTGTCCCGGTTCGACCAACCATGTACTGCAGAGCCACTTGCTGAGAGTTGCCGACAAACAAGTCGTCATAGATTTCCATAAACTCTCCTGTGATTCGTTGGACAGTCTGACCACCTATGACGAGATCTGCGTACTCTATGATTGCATTGCCTATCGAATCTGTGTACCCTATATTATTGGGTTCTGATACACTCGTGAGAGGTGATAGTTCTACATGAAGATATATGTTATGAATGAGATCACCTTTTCTGGGAATGAAGCATGTTACAGAAGCCCCAAAGTCGACATCACCGTCGATTGCATTGTCTATAGTTTCTGTGGCAAACTTTGTGTGTCTCTTGTATTGCTTTAAAAAATAGGTAAACTGAGGCTCACTGGTTAAAAATGTATCCTGTATACCGACACTCGAAAGTTGTACACGACCATTCGCCATTACTACTACTTGCGAGAAATTTCAGAGACTTTTTCATTTAATAATAGTAATGAACCTTCAGCTCAGGAAGTTCAAACCAGAGACAATGGCTGATGATAAAGTATGCGTCTTTATCGGCAAGCGTGGTACTGGTAAAAGTTGTCTCGTCACTGACATAATGTATCACAAGAAGCACATACCGAGTGGGATAGTCATGTCTGCCACTGAAGAGGGAAACCACCACTATAAAACATTTATACCAGATCTCTTCATATATGGCGACTATGACAAGGATGCTATAGAGAGGGTTCTTGAGAGACAAAAACAACAAATCATAAAGACTGGGAGTGTCACAAACGCCTTTATACTTTTAGATGACTGCATGTATGATAGAAAGTTTATGAAGGACACCTGTATCAGACAGTGTTTCATGAATGGTCGTCACTGGAAACTCTTCTTCATGCTGACTATGCAGTACTGTATGGACCTGACACCAGACCTGAGGGCGAATGTCGACTATGTCTTTATATTGCGTGAAAATGTTATTCAAAACAGAGAAAAACTTTACAAGTCATTCTTTGGCATCTTTCCCACTTTTGACATGTTTAACCAAGCCATGAATGCCTGTACAGAAAATTACGAGTGCTTGGTTCTCGATAATACTTCAAAGAGTAATAGGATAGAAGACTGTGTGTTTTGGTACAAGGCGACAATTCGGAAGAACTTTCGAATAGGTTCTGCTGAAATGTGGAACTATCATAAAAAACATTACAACCCCAAGCATGTTTTGGAGGGGGGAGCGACCGGAGACCCGAACAAGGCTGCGAAGAAGACGGTCTTCAATGTTGTAAAAAAGACTTGACGCGAACGAGCATCTCTTCAGTCGTGAGCTCACCATTCAGGACGAGTAACGGGTCAGGTTTCAACCAATTCTCATGATACTTGTGACAACTCTCGAGATAGTCTATGGATATGTTTTCACCAGTTCGGTTTCTACATTTTATGCGCCAATCGCATTCATTGGGCTCGGTCCTCACATATACAATCTTGTC